TTTCTGCGGAGAACTCACGACCTTTTAATAAAGTCAATTTAGGTCGATGTACCGCAACAAAAGTCCCATTGGACCTGTACTCTGGCCCAAATAGGGACGTTTCCTTGTAGATCAATCGCTGGCCTATGTTTTCTTTCAACTCTTTTTTGCTGGTGTATCCTGTGAGTAACATCGTCATGGTAATTTTCCTCTTATTAAAGTGAAGTGTGTGTAGTTATCCATTTCCAATTTTTACGAAACTCATCAAAATTTTCTGATGATTCTCCGATAATCTTATCAGGATTAAATCCTGCTTCCCAGGTTTTAATCATCAGAGAGACAAATTCTTTTTTAAATTTATCCTCCTGATCTAGTCCCTCCCATTTAGCATTGTCAGGGCATATATGATCTAGTTCCATTTTTTTCTCCTTACAAAAAAAAGACACACCAATCCTGTCGGGTTGATGTGCCTAACCACAATGGGCGTTGCCCAGAGTATTACAAATTTTCTTCTCAGTTAAAACGGTTCAAACGTATCCCTTGCAAAAAACTGAATGTGAGCCTGTTGCGTACCTAGTAGCGGTTCGGATACATACTTGGACATTTTATCGCACGTTCTGCCTGTTGCCGTCAAGGGCTTATTCGCCTGTTCCTTGGCGGCGGCTCTCGCATATCTGCCACGCTCTAATGAGCGGTCTTGTTTGCGTCTGGCCTTGTTTCTTTGTGCGCTGGTCATCTTTGAAATCCTTGAAAGTATACAGTATACTTTTGCCTTGCGTTTTTTTTTGAACTCTTGATCTTAAGCTGACCATAGCACATAGGCACCCCATTGTCTATGGGGTTTTGAAAATAGTTTTTCTGCTACCCATACACCATTTGCCGCTACCCATACACCATTTGCCGCTACCCATACACGATTGAAAAAAAATAAATAAAAAATTAAGACAAAAAAAAGCCCCCAGCGAATTGCTAGGGGCTATTTTGTTAGGCTAAACCATTTCGGACTTGTCGTCGTCTTGATTCTTATTATCTAGATTTTTCTTATCGAATTTTGTGTAAGGCTTGCGAAGTGCCGCTTCAAAATCCGCCAGCTCGTCTTCCATCAAGAACCCCTCGTCACTTCCAGCGGCGGTGACCGCATCTTGTAACAGCTTCTCGATAATCGGATTTAAGACATGTTCCTCTTTACCATAATCATCCATGTCTTTTTTGGTCTTGATGTTTTCCGCTTCAAACACGTCCAAAACGGTTTTTACATCGGTCTCAAAATCGCCAGACATTGGGAGTTTTTTATTCGCTTTGATAAAACGGCCACGAAAACCGCTCATCTTTTTGCGAGTTCCCTCCGACATAATCTCCTCAATTTTTTTGAATGTCGGTCCCGCTTCCGCTTTCGTGAAAGTGAATGTTGCGGCAATTGTCTGACTGGCCAAAATTAGAGATTTTGAATTAACCTCAGCTTTCGCCTCTTTTACCGTCTCTTTGTATCCATCCAAAATATTCTCGGATACTTTCAATTCCTGAGCTAGGTCTTCAATTTGCGCCAGGACTTCATCGGAAACGGTTTTCTTGATTTTTGCGTTGGACATATTGTCCTCCTCTAAAAACAGGTCTCGCCCCCGCCGCACCATGCAGCGAGTGGCTTACCTGATTAACAATGTATAAGAGCGAATCGAATTGGAAGTATACACAAGCCAAGCAATAGCGCAAGCGATTTCTGGCGAAAGTATACAGTATACTTTTGACGATATCGAAACGCCACGCTTCATCCTGACAAGCGGGCTTTCATCCTGGTTCTAATGTTCCAGCCATGCTTTAAAATTCTCGGAAGCTGAGAGTGGCCAATGGCTTGGGGAGGATTGGGGAGGTCTGGGTAGTCTCTTAGATAGCCACCACATAGGCACGAGTGATGAAATAGTGCTGGGGAGATATACAGAAAGTATACAGTATACTTTTATAAGGTATTCCCGGCGGCGGCTGAATAGCACTAGGGAGTTGTCTTGCCTACCCCCGCACAAAAAAATGTGGGGGCGCATGTATGTGTATATATATATCCCCTCAGACATTTACAAAAATACTAGGGTCTATCATCAATACAATAAACTAGGGAGTGTTACAAAAATAACACATCTGGGACACTAATTAGTTACCTCTTAGCTTATTTTTATATTATTTTATAGATTACTATTGTAGAACTAATTAAAAAGTGTTATAATAGTACTATGGAGAATTTAAATAGTAACTACATTGAGTCCTACATTAACCTTGAGGCCTTATTGTCTCAACAAATAGAATTACAATGTAACCAAGACTTCCTTTCCTTTGTGCGTTTAGTAGCACCTACTATTGTGTCTGACTTCAAGATGGGAAGACATATAGAAATAATATCAGACAAACTACAAAAAGTAGAAAGTGGTGAAATAAAAAGACTGATGGTCTTCCTACCACCACGTTCATCAAAGTCTGTTGTCTGTTCTAAACTCTTTCCTGCATGGTACATAGGTAGAAACCCCAAACACGAACTATTAACTATATCACACAGTGATCAACTAGCTAGTGACTTCGGTAGATCGGTTAGAGATATTGTTAATATGGAAATGTTTCAGAAGGTATTTCGTGGTGTGGCACTTCGTAGTGATGTACGAGCAGCAGGTAAGTGGAAGACAAACCATGAAGGAACATACTATGCGGCTGGTGTTAGGTCACAGATAGCAGGACGAGGAGCGCATGTAGCAATCCTAGATGATGCGATGTCTGAAGAAGATGCTATCTCCAGTGCAGGTAGGAGGTTTATCAAGGAGTGGTATCCTGCTGGTCTACGTACACGTATCATGCCCAATGGTTCTATTGTCATAATCAATACCAGATACCACTATGATGATCTTTGTGGTTGGCTACTAAAGCAACAAGAGAACATGCCAGACTATGAAACAATACCCTGGGATGTTGTTAAGATACCTGCATGGCTTGATGACGATGCATCAGAACTACTGGACTTACCTGTAGGGTCTAGCTATTTCCCTGAGTGGAAACCAGATCATGTCTTGAAGGTAGACGAGAATGAGATCAAGGCATCTAACGGCAGTCGCTACTGGAACGCTCTTTACATGCAAGACCCCACACCTGAAGAGGGTGGCCTCATAAAAAAGAAGTGGTTACAGAACTGGGAGTATGACGAACCACCTACGTGTGACTTTGTAATACAAACATTTGATACAGCCTTCTCTACGTCTAACACAGCAGACTACAGTGTTATACAGACATGGGGTATCTTTCAACTATATGATCAAGACGAAGACGGATATGAGGACTATGCATCTAATCTTATATTGCTTGGGAATATCAAAGGTAGATTTGAATATCCTGAACTAAGACGAATATCACAGAAGCTGTACAATCAACATAAGCCTGATCTGTGTATGGTAGAAAAGAAAGCCAGTGGTCAGTCTCTCATACAGGACTTACGTAGGTCTGGCTTACCTGTGTTAGAATACAACCCAGACAGAGATAAGGTATCCAGGGTCTACGCTGCCACACCCATGATGGAGTCAGGTAGGGTATGGATACCAATGAACAAGAAGTGGGCAGATGATCTAGTAGAGGAGCTTATACGGTTTCCCAATGCAGCCCATGATGACCAAGTGGATGCCTTAACAATGGCTGTTCACTACATGAAAGAGTCCTGGCATCTTACGCACCCTGATGATCCTGACTACGAAGAAGCACCCCGTAGTAAGAGAGCAACCTATTGGAATGTCTAAAGTCATTTGTGAGAATGACAAAACTATGGTATAATAGAAGCAAGGTTTAAACTTGGGGAATCACTATGGCAAATGATTATATGGCAAAGTTAGCGGCTGACTTAGACGGCATGACTATGGGTGGTCTAGCTTCTAAGGGTCGCTATGGCGATACCATGATAGCACACATCAATCCTCAAGAAGCACAGATGCTTATGGAAGAAGGTGGTGCAGGTACAATCAATCCTATGACTGGCCTTCCTGAGTTTTACGATGGTGACGAAGCAGGTTTTGGAGACGGTGGTTACGCTGGCTCTGGTAATTTTGGTGATGATGATTTTGGAGAATCAACTGCTGATATTAGTGGTGGTGGTGATACTGGTGGTAGTGATACTGGCGGTGGTGCTATGGATGCAGTGGATGCAGACGCCTATGTACAAGCAGCAATAGAAGACCCTGACATTCCTTTATCTGCGATTGGATCTGCTGATGACATAGCAGACTTTTATGGTTTTGGTAGTCCAACAGCAGGTTTTGGTGGTGAGGTTAATTTAAGAGATAGTATAGCTGATATAAATAGAACATTTAATAAAGAAGGTATACCACAAGAATTTGTTCCTTATTATAATTCTTTAAAAGATAGAGGACTAAGTAACGAACAAGCTATGGCTACATTAGCTGCGGTAGCAGGAACCCCTGGTGGAGCAGGAGCATTATCATCTGGATATACTGATGGTTATTCTTATGGCGGTCCTATGGGAACTTTAGAAGACCTTATAGAAACAGGGCAGACAGCTTCTTTAGAACAAAGAGCAAAAAAAGCAAAAGAAAAAGCAGATAAAGAAAGAAGCGAGTCAGATGACTTTTTAGAGAGTGAAGATTATTTTGAAGAACCAGGATTAGGAGATAGATTTGCAAACATACTTAGCAATCCTTTTTCAACTACAGTGTCACCAAAAGACCAAGCTGTTTTAGATTCTTATTCTGCACAAGGCTTAGAAGTAAAAGGCCCAAGTATGTTAGGTAATCTAGCAGGAGTCGCAGGTGGCTTTACATTCCCAGTAGGTGTTAACTTTGCAATGAACGCTCTTGGGAAATTAACAGGTACAGATATTATTGGTACTGCTATTGATCCTGTAACTGGTTTTGAATATTTAGTAGAGTCTGGTGGTGGTCTCCAACTTGCTGCTGATCAGTTAGGAGACGCACCTAATCAAGATGCGGGTAATGAACCTACTCCTACTATAACAAAAAAACGAAAAGAAGAAACAAAGTCAGACCCAGAAGATATAACAAAAAATGTAAATAAACCTGGATTTCCACAACAAAAATTACCAAGACTTACACCATTTGGTCAAACTGAATTAGCAAATATATATGGATCAGATGATCCTTTATTTAATAAATATGCAACTGGTATACAGGCATTAGTATAATGGCAACAGAAAAAAATCCATATGACATGATTCCACAAGAGGGTGCAGAAGTAGTGCCTCTTAATATGGAAGATAATGATATACCTGCGACATTTGAAGTAGCAGATGATGGTGGTGTTATTGTAGACCTTTCTGGTGCTACAGAGATGGAAGCAGATGAAGAAGTAGCTGAATGGTACGGCAACCTAGCTGAAGACATGAGCGATGAAGAGCTAGAAGAAATTGCAGAGACTGTTCTTGAAAACTATGAGGCTGATAAGGATTCCCGTTCTGAGTGGGAAGCTATGTTTGAAAGGGGCTTTGAACTACTAGGTCTTAAACTACAGCAAGGCACAGAACCATTTGAGGGTGCATGTACAGCGGTTCACCCACTATTGATTGAGTCGGCTGTTAAGTTCCAATCAAAAGCTTCAGGTGAACTCTTTCCCTCCAATGGTCCTATCAAAGCACAGATACTAGGTGACTCAACCACAGAGAAAGAACAACAGGCCAACAGGGTTCAGAACTTTATGAACTATCAGCTTACGGAGCAGATGCCTGAATACTTTGAAGAGTTTGAGCGGATGTTGTTCCATCTTCCACTGATTGGGTCTGCCTTTAAAAAGATGTACTATGATGCTACAGTCAAGCGTCCACGTTCAGAGTTTATTCCTATTGACCAGTTCTATGTGTCTTACTATGCTTCTGATCTATCCAATGCAGAACGCTACACACATGTAATCTATCGTAGTCTTGTAGAAATGAATAAAGATATCAAAGCAGGTATCTACATGGATACAGAACTAGTAACACCATCTTCTAATCCTGTAACGGGCTTTAGTGAAAAGATGGATACAATTATTGGATTGTCTCCTGACTATGATAACGATCCACAATATGTTCTTCTTGAACAACACTGCTATCTAGACATCGAAGGAGAAGAAGAATCCTGCCCGTATATTATTACGGTAGAAAAAGATTCTAGAAAAGTTTTAAGTATTCGTAGAAACTATAAACAAGATGACAAGAGCAAAGAAAAAATAAGCCACTTTGTGCATTATAGATTTGTTCCTGGTTTTGGATTCTACGGACTTGGTCTTATTCACTTCTTGGGTAATTTGACTATGAGTGCTACTGCCGCAATGAGATCATTGATTGACGCAGGGCAGTTTGCAAATCTACCTGGAGGGTTTAAGGCAAAGGGGCTTCGGATGGTTGGAGACAACGAACCGATATCTCCTGGCGAGTTCAAGGAGGTTGAAGCAACTGGAGTAGATTTATCAAAGGCTATTATTCCCCTTCCTTATAAAGAGCCTTCCTCTGTTCTATTTCAGATGTTGAATTTCGTAACTGCTGCTGGTCAGAAGTTTGCGGATAGCACAGAACAAGTTATTTCTGATGCTGCCTCCTATGGACCCGTTGGTACAACAATGGCCCTGCTAGAAGCATCTAGTAAATTCTTTAGTGCTATTCATAAAAGAATACATAAGTCACAGCGAGATGAGTTTAGAATCCTTGCTAGGATTGACTATGAATATCTTCCAAATGAATACCCCTATGATGTTCCGTTTGAAAGCCGTAACATCTTTAAGTCTGACTTTGATGGTCGTGTAGATATTATTCCTGTCTCTGATCCTAACATACCTAGTAATGCACATCGTATGATGATGGCTAACATGGTACTGCAAAT